TTGCAAGCGCCTTGGCCGCTGCGTTTGCGTTCGCCTTGGCCTTGGCGTCGGTCGCCTTGCGATTCTTGTTCATTCCAACCATGCCGCGCAGCGCGTTGAATTTGTTGTTCACGGGCATGGCGTTGTATTCGGCGTACAAATTGGACGGCAACAACTTTTTGGCAATCTTGTTTCGCTCAGCAATCGGCATTGTCGCCCACGCGCGCTGAGTCTGGATGCCCTCTGACGTCACGCGAGCAACGCGGCCGTTGTTCAGGAACGAATAGTACATGCCGTTGACTAGGACGTCGTAGGTTCTGTTTGGTTTGTTCGACACCCCCGCCTTTTTCTGTATGAGGTCAATCAGGGTAGAGGGCACCATCTTAGAATTCGCCTCTGGAATCTCCATGTTCCGTGCAACACCCAGAAGCTCCGCCTTTGTCAACCGCGTCGCCTGGCGGTCGTTGATTCGCAGGACACGGTTCAGACCCATTGTCACGACGTGCTTCAGTCCTGGCTTGAATTCGTTCGCGCCTACTGCCACCACGTTCGTCTTGACGTTGGCTCCAATTTTGAAAATATCACGAACCGCTGCGGGGATATTGCGACCGGCGTCAGTGTACGTCTTTATCACAGTCTTGCGGCCCGATGCCAACCCCGATGGAATTGCGAACCAATATGGCTGTTTACCAGGTCCCGGGCGCACGTAAAATCCGGGCTTTGTGGAGTTCCAGCTGGGTGCCCGGCGGTTTTTGGGACCGGCAGGGGTTGCCGCCGCCTCTCGCTCTGTATTCACGATTGGAATTCCCATATTTCTGAAAATTTTGAGTGTATGAGCAGGAACATTGACGCCTACAGCGGCGTACGCCTTGGCGACCACGACCGCGTTCTTCTTTCCGAGCCCCATCGCACCACGGTTCAGCATCTCACGCGTCGTGATATTTCGCTCCATCTTGCGCCACTTGTAGAGGCGGGGCTTACCGTTCGTGCCGGGCCGCACGTAAAACCCATACGGAGGCTTGGAAGTCCAGGAACTCGCGAGTGGATATCGCCCGGCCAACTTGGCCTTCTTGGCTTCACTGTTTCCCCCTTTGTTTGGTCTCTTTATCGCGGGAGACGCAGTCATATTGAACGCGAGGAGCGGGTACAGGTCATATTTAGTGAAGAATTCCTTGAAAAGTTTTTTAGGAGCCTCGCGCTCGGATGGATCTTTGATGCCTGTGAAAAGAACAGTGCCGTTCTTGAAGAACTGATACGTCCACTTGGGCTCGGCGAGTTTGAGAACAACCGCCGGTACGCCCATCTTGAGCTCGGGATTGTACGTCACGCTCGTGACCATCGAGCTGGGCAGTTTCTTGAGCTCATCCTTGAGATCCGCCAGGACAATGGGCATATTTACGTAGAAAATTCCGTCAATCTTTTTATAGGTTGGCTGAGCTTTGAGCAAAAACTTGGGCGCCCAGTCGTTCTTGACTATGGCCAAGAGCGCCTCCTCGTAATTGCCAAGACCCATGACGTCAAAATACTTGTCGGTCATGACGATCGTCTGCTGACCGCGCTTGGCGATAAGCTTCTTCACACCATCTGCGTCGCCTATCCACCCCTGACCCGAAACCCAACGAATTACAGGCTTTTTGAAACTCGCGGTGTACCCTGTGATCTCTGAGAACCCCTTGGGAGCCGTTTCGAATACTGATCGAAAATTAGTAGGCAATTTAAAGGTGGCTATTTTGGCAGTGAGGGATGAGGCGGAAAACTTCAATCCTCCCTGGCTGTTTTTAAAAACGCGCTTGGATCGCCACAGTTTTTGAAACGCGGTGACCCCGAGCGGATCCATTAGTATTTTCCTATATTTTAATCCTGTGACAAAAAGTCAAGACCGAATATGAACGGCTGGGTAGAGTATGCGCTCTCGTTGTAAATCTTGGAGTCAACGCGAACCTCCAGTTCTTTGGCACTGAACGGACCCGCGTAGAAATCCTGATTGAATCGGTGCGTCCCGAGGTTGTTCTGTTTACAGTGCTCATTGAACCGAGCAATGAACAGCGTCTGGGGCATGAAGAGGCTCGGTCCAAACTTGAACTTCTCGGAGCAAAGGAAGTGCTGAAGAGCGTTCGTGACCTGTGCAATCTGGCTCTGAATCGTCTTGAAGTACTTTGGTAACACGTTCCATATGTCCTTGTCAGAGTACTTGTGCGCGTAATCGAGGTAGGCGCGTAGACACTTGCATAGAATTGCTGGAATCTCCTGTTCGAGCTTCTGGTCCAGGTGAGGGTCTGCGTCCGCAACTTGGCGCCCGAAATTCCACGTGGCCAGGCGGCGTAGAATAGACCCAGAATTGTCCTTCCAGTTGGGAACCTCATTTCCTCCCAAAATTCCGGGGGTCTTCCACTGCATACTCAGCGCCGTCTCATTCTTTCGCGCCACAGACACATCCTCGCCTGACACCAGCGACTGAAACTCAGCCTGCTCCAACTGAAGATCACCCTTAATCTCTGGGCTGATGAACATGAATCCACGGTAGATGCTCTGAAGACCGAATTTCTTTTCAATATTGTTCGAGAGAGTCGCGACGTCCTCGCATTCGTAGAACAATTTACAAACCTTGGTGATGAGGGTGGACTTTCCTGACCGGGCAATACCCTTCAGAAAGGGGATGACCTGCCACCCATCCAGCTCATTCACCTCAAAGCACAGCCGGCCACAGAAAACGTACATCCACTTACAAACCTCCGGCTCGAACCGCTGGTAGTCAAGAACGCACTGCATGTGTGGCGTGGGAATATCATACCATGCGTCGATATTCTCATACGAATCAAACGGAAGATCAAAATACTTACAGCTTACGAGAGTCGGATCGAGGTCGCGGAAATCACGGGAATTGTACGGGTAAAATTTGATCTGATACTTCTGGTCCTCGACGTTCCAGTCCTTACCGACGAGCAGACCGTTCTGGAATGACCACGTGTGGCGGTCCTTCTTGATCTCTGGAAACTGAAAATCCTTACAATTGGACAGGTGGCGCACCACATCACCCACGAGACCACCGCGGCTCGTCAGGTTCTTCCACATGTCAGGATTGTCCTCCTTCTGGGTCGTGTCGTACACAAAATCCTTAATCTCCTTGACGGGCTTCCAGGCCCGTGTGTTCCGAATCTCAATACAACACTGGTCACGGTACCTCCGGTATCCCTCATCATAAGCCTGATGAAGCAAAAATAGGAGAAGCTTCTGGTAAGGCGTGTTGGACTCGTCATCCTTCAGGGAAGAGTCGTTGTTGTCAATCGCAAGTGTCGGATTATTGATACGGTTAAATCGGCGTTCCCAAATGCGGTACTGTTCAAACATCTCTTGCCGGTCCACAATCAGACGACGAACCCTAAATTCAACCGTAAATTCCTCGCCATTCACATCCTTGCTTGAACGCTTGTTGGCGTCCAAATTATCCACCCTGGTCAGCAAAGTCCGGCAACTATTTATAAATCGTTCCTTTCGGGTCTTGACGTGTTCTGGGGTATAATTACGGGGATACCCATCCCCGTCGCGCTCCTGGTCATTCAGAAACAAGACGTATGCCCACGACTTGTCAGCCGCGAGCGTATTTGCTCGAATGTGAAAACCAGCATCGGTCTCTGCTTGAGTTATTTTTGACTCAAGTTCCTCGATCGTCCACGAATTGATTTCGGAGCTCTGATGAGCCAACCGAATTTCCTCAGCATGTTCAGGAGTAATTTCCTTTTCGATTGTGTGGACTTTCTTGGAGCTTGACATTACTAAGAATGAGCTAGACTTTTTTAAGCGGGGGCGGCGATGTATTTGGGCTCCGAAATGCATGAGCACGAGGAAGCCTTGGAGACAGCGCTCAGGATCTTGACCAGGATTTTGTTCTGCATCTCGAGGCTCATGGCGATCTTCTCGGTCGCATCCTTCAGGCCCACAAGCGCGGTGGCAATCGTGTCTCCCTCCTCGGTTGACAGAAAGGCACCAAGAGCCTCCATGGGGTCACCAAAGTCCATCTCCTCATCCTCGTCACACATCTCGTCCTCGTCGCACATCTCGTCGTCGTCCTCATGGGGTGGGCTGGGTGGGGGTGGGCGGGGCACTCGAGACATTTACCATTTATCTAGAAAATTGGCGCGCCAGCTGGGCGCAACTAAAGAAATCTCCGCTTATTTCAGTAGTGCATGCCCTTTGTATACTCTATAAAGTGTAAGATCGAGCCGTACAAGGAATATATAGGGCAGACGGTCCAGGATGATTTTCAAATCCGCCTGAATGGCCACATCTCCGACGTGAACAACGGCCGGAAAAGGCATCTGTATAACGCCATTAGGCTGCATGGATGGGATCAATTTCAGATTGAAATTCTTCACAGTTTCCCCAAGGAAGGGAACTGGGAAGAGCGCCTGGACAAACTCGAGATTCAGGAGATTGCTCAGCGTGGGACCTTGACCCCAGGCGGCTACAACAACGAGACGGGTGGGAACAGGAACAAGCTTCTTCACGAAGACACCAAGGCGCTTATGAGCTCAGTGCGCTCAGGCGAACTTCACGCCATGTTTGGGAAGCATCACGATGACGAGGCCAAGGAACTCTTGAAAGAGGCGAACCGCAAGGCGGTCCAGCAATGGTCCAAGGACGGGACCCAAATCCTCCGGACGTTCGAGTCGGTTGAGGAGGCGGCCAAGGAGTCAGGAGCGTGTAGTGAACATATAGGTAAAGTGTGCAAGGGGACGCGCAAGACGGCAGGAGGGTTCCAGTGGAAGTTCGTCCAGTCGAATGATATTCAGTCGAACTCGCCTCTAAAATTTACGAAGATCCAGCAATGGTCGTTCGACTTGAAGACCCTTATCGCCGAGTATGATACTATACGGGAAGCATCCAAAAAGTCTGGAGCCGGAAATGGTCGTATAAGCAAGTGTTGTAAGGGTACGTCTCGATCAGCAGGCGGGTTTAAATGGAAATCCGTCTAAATTTTTTTCTTGGGTACTAGTACAAATGGCGGGCGGATTGATGCAATTGGTTGCTTATGGCGCTCAGGACGTTTATCTGACCGGTCAGCCCAAGGTGACCTTCTTCCAGGCGGTGTACAAGCGC